AATAAAATCAGCGGTAGATGCACAAAATAAAGGTATTTTACCAGTACTAATTATTACCGAACAAAAATGGGGGTTTGAACACGCTAAATTATTAGGTTTTGATTGTGAACAAGTTGTGGATAAAACTACCGGTGAAATAGACTGGGACGGATTCTTTCTATTTAATAACGATTTCCAATACATAGAGCAAATTACTGACTATGTAAACGAGTTGTTAGACGCTCAAGAAAAGGGTGAACTAGAATACGATTTATTATTTTTATGGGACTCTGTTGGTTCAGTACCTTGTAAAATGACATTTGATGGTAAAGGTGGTAAAATGCATAACGCAGCTACCTTAGCTGACAAAATAGGTATGGGACTTAATCAAAGGATAGGTAAATCCAGAAGACAAGATTCTAAATACACAAATACATTAGTTGTTGTAAACCAACCATGGGTTGAATTACCAGATAACCCATTTGGACAACCAAAAATTAAAGCTAAAGGTGGGGAGTCACTATGGTTAAACTCAACACTAGTCTTTAGGTTCGGTAATCAAAAAAATGCAGGAACTACAAATATTTCAGCGGTTAAAGATAAAAGAAAAGTAAAATTTGCTACAAGAACTAAAATAACCATTATGAAAAATCACGTTAATGGTTTAGGCTATGAAGATGGTAAAATCCTTATAACACCACACGGATTTGTTTCCGGGAGAGAACCACTAGAAGAAAAAAAATCAATTGAAAAATATAAACTAGAACACGCTACATTTTGGTCCGAACAATTGGGGACTGGTGGTGATTTCGACTTAAAAATAGAAAAAGAAAATGACTAAATTAAAAACAGGAGACAAAGTAAAAGTACATTATACAGGTACTTTAGAAGATGGTACCACATTTGATAACTCTAGAGATAGAGGGGAAAACGGGTTAGAATTTGTTATTGATGACGGAAACTTACTTATAGGGTTTAATGACGCGGTAAAAAACTTAAGTGTTGGTGAAAAAACTAAGGTAGCGATAAAATCAGAAAAAGCTTATGGTAAGTATATGGAAGAAGCTGTAATAACAGTACCTAAGACCGATTTCCCAGAAGACATGGAGTTCCAACTAGAAGGGTTTGTACAAGGTAAGGATGGACAAGACAGGCCAGTACAAGGGCAGATAGTTAAAATTAATGAAGAAGATATCGATTTAAATATGAATCACCCATTAGCTGGTGAAGATTTAAATTTTGAAATTGAATTATTAGAAGTAGTAAATTAAAAAAATTGTTTAACCATATAAAAATGTACATTGACAAGAACACTATTAGTTGACGGAAATTCCTTATTAAGTACAGGTTTTCATGGCATAAAAAATATGTATAATGGTACAGACCACATAGGTGGTTTGTATCATTTTTTAAACACAGTTAGAAAACACATTGATAGTTATCTTATAACTAAGGTTGTTGTGTTTTGGGATGGTAAAGAAAACACACACCCACGTCTTAAATTATACCCCGATTATAAATTAAATAGAAGATTAAAAAAGAAACCTGAAGATGAACTACAATCCTACGGTAGACAAAAATTACGCGTACAAGAATATCTAGAAGAACTCTACGTGAGACAATCTACATTTGATTTATGTGAAGCGGATGATTGTATAGGGTATTATTGTGACAAATCTAAAGACGGAGAAATTATTATTCTTACTTCAGATAGAGATTTATTACAACTCATAACCACCAAAGTGTCAATACATGTGATTTCCTTAAATAAATTGTTTAAATATGGGGATATGGTACCATTAAGTGGTATAAATATACCACACAATAATGTAAGGTTGGTTAAAACTATTTGTGGTGATTCTTCGGATAATATATACGGAATAAAAATGGTTGGTGTAAAATCACTAATAAAGATAAAACCAGAAATACTGGAAGAAAAAGTTACATTAAAACAAGTTATAGACACAATCAATAAAAAAGACAAAACAACACAGAAAGAAAAAAATATCTTAAATGGTATGACACAAAATAAACAACAACACAATATACTAGATATTAATTATACTATTATAGGTATTGGGGAACAATTTTTAACACAAGAAGCCATAGAGGGGGTAAAAAAATTATCAAAAGAAGCTATAGACCCGGAAGGTAGAGACTGGAAAAATGCTTTAGACTTGATGATGTCAGATGGAATTCTTAATATTTTACCTAAGAAAGATGATGCTTGGGTAGACTTTGTAAGGCCATTTTTAAGGTTAACAAGAATAGAAAAAGATTTTTATAAAAATAAAATAAATGATTAAAATGAGACAAAAAACAGAAAATATACAAAAATGTGAATTCGCACTAACACTAGGAAAAAATATAGTATGCCAAAGGTATTTCACAGTTAGAGACTTCAATCACTTAGCGGTACATTCCTTAGATTTACACCACTACATTACAAATTTAACATATGATTTAGAGGAAGGTTTAAAACTTAAAACGTTATTTTTGTTGGATAGTAACTATAGAGATAATAATGTAGACGTAAGTACGGAAGAAGATTACTTCGCTATAACAATTAAAAAAGGTAACCAAGTAGTGTACACTAGAATTTTTCTAGCTAAAGTATACCCCCCTAAGGTAAGGTTTACGGTGGATATAAGACCAAAAATGACCACTATATTAGGAGAATTGACCAACCTACTATCCGATAGGAAAGTTACAACATACTACCAAGATTATAGTTTAATTAATAATTAATAAGGTATTTATTAATAAAGAAATTAACATATGAATGATAATAAAAATTTTGGTTACCTAGGGTATACCTTCCAGCTCAAACTAGTAAATTTAATAATAACTGATGATAACTTTTTCAGGTCTATAATAGATGCTATTTTAGCTAAATATTTCGATAACCAATACTTTAAATTAATTATGCAGTTAATTAAAGAATATTATGAGAAATACGAAACCTCACCTTCATTTGACGCGTTAGACCAACTAACCAGGATAGAAATTTCTTCCGAAATGGCAAGAAAAAACATATTTGATATGTTAAAAGAAATTAAAGAAGCTTCTTTTGAAGACCATTTATTTGTTAAAGAGAAGTCTATTAAGTTTTGTAAACAACAAGAACTTAAAAAAGCTATTCGTAAAGTAGAAAGTATAATGGAGAAGGGTGATTTCGAAAGTTATGATAAGTGTGAAGAATATATTAGAAAAGCTATTATAATAGGTGATGGCGATAACGGAAGTTTTGAAATTTTTACAGAATTAGATAAATTATTGGATGAAGATTATAGACACCCAGTCCCAACAGGGGTAGACGGGTTAGATAATATTCTAAATGGTGGTTTAGCTAAAGGTGAGATTGGTGTTGTGTTAGCCCCTACTGGTGTGGGTAAAACAACAATGTTAACAAGATTTGCTAATACAGCTTTTAATATGGGATATAATGTGTTACAAATATTTTTTGAAGACAACCCTAAAATAATACAAAGAAAACATTTCACTTGTTGGACAGGTATAGTCAATGACGAACTAAGTAACCACAAAGAAACGGTTTTAGAAAAAGCTGACGAAATGAAAAAAACCGGAGGTAGATTAATACTTAAAAAATTACCATCGGACGAAATGACTATATTACAGATTAAAAATCAGGTAAGAAAAATTGAAGCGGATGGTGTTAAATTAGATATGATTTTAATTGATTATATAGATTGTATATTACCAGATAGAGCATTTAATGATGAATGGAAAGGTGAAGGTTCTGTTATGAGAAAATTTGAAGGTATGTGTAGTGAATTAAATCTAGCTGGATGGACAGCTACACAAGGGAATAGAACATCTATAAGTTCTGAGGTGGTAACCACAGACATGATGGGTGGGTCCATTAAAAAAGCTCAAGTTGGTCACGTAATTATATCAGTAGCAAAAACCCTACAACAAAAAGAATTAGGTCTAGCTACCATAGCTATAGTAAAGTCTAGACTAGGTAGAGATGGTGTTATATTTGAAAATTGTAAATTTGATAA